AGGTGATTACTATGATAGCACAAATGATGTGCTGTATGAAAATAGAATAATCACTATTATAGATCGGATGCAAATCATCCGTAATATACCAAATCCTAATTGGACAGGCAAGGATAATAAACTCCATGTATGTTGGAGAGCAAGACCAGATAACTTATATGGTATGTCCCCATTAGATAATTTAGTGGGACTTCAATATAGACTAGATCATTTAGAGAATGCTAAAGCAGATGCTTGGGATCAAACCATTCTACCTCCTAAAGTAATTAAAGGGGATGTAGAGCCGTTTGAGTGGAGTCCTAATGTTGATATTCACGTGCCCGAGGATGGGGATGTTACTATATTACCACCAAACCCGGCTGTGTTTCAAGCAAATAATGAAGTAGCATTTTTGATGAGTTTGATGGAAGAAATGGCTGGTGCGCCCAAACAAGCAATGGGTATTAGGACACCAGGAGAGAAAACGGCATTTGAAGTACAAACTTTAGAGAATGCTGCTGGAAGAATATTTAACAATAAGATATTAAAGTTTTCTAGGGAAATGCTAGAACCAGCGATAAATCTTTTTGTAGAAGTAGCAAGACGCAATCTTGATTATGCTGACACAATTAAAGTGGTTGATAATGATTTTGGTGTAGCACAATTTTTAAGTATTACTAAAGATGATCTCACTGCTAAAGGTAAGCTACGTCCTGTTGGAGCTAGACACTTTGCAGCAAGGGCACAACTAATACAAAACCTGACAGGTATATTTAATAGTCCTATAGGACAAATGATTCAGCCGGATTTATCAAGAAAAGCATTAACACAACTAATTGAAGAAGTATTAGGACTTTCTAAATTTAAACTATTTAAAGAGAACATTGCTGTATCTGAACAACTTGAGACACAGAAACTCATGCAACAAGCACAAATAGATTTGCAGGGTGATTCTCAAGTGCCCTTAGAAGAAGCGATGATTGGTGGTGATTTACAGCAAGAGGAAGAATGAAGAATTTATTAAAGGAAACGGCAGAATATGAAAAATTAACTAAACAAGAAGTGCTTGCTCATATTAGAGCATATCTAAGCGAATTAGAAGATATTTCTAAAAGAAGCCAACTTGATAGAGACAATTTCGATAAAGCTTCTTGGCCATATCTCCAGGCTTATGAGAATGGAGTACAAAAAACTTTAATTAAACTTCAAGATTTTATAAATATATGACAGAAAACATTTTTAATCAGAGTGCAGACCAAGCACCTGAAACAGTGCAACCAGTGGTACAAGAGCCAGTAGTTCCACCAGAACTTGCTGAGTTTGTAGGAGCTGGTAAAAAGTATGCTAGTGTAGCCGAAGTGTATAAGGCTTTCCCCCATGCTCAAAAACATATTTCCACTTTGGAAGATGAAAATAAGCAGTTGAAGGAAGAACTTACTCGTAGGCAAGCAGCAGAAGAAGTATTAAATGCAATACAACAAAGAATGGAGACACCATCCCAAACACAGGAACAACCACCTGTAAATTCTTTGCAAGATATTCAAGCATTAGTACGGCAAGAGTTAGAGCGTGATAAAGCAGCGTCTATTTCTATGGCAAATCAACATGAGGTGGTAAATAAATTTACTCAGCTTTACGGTGATAAAGCACAATCTCAATTTGAACAACTTGCCACAGATCTAAACGTACCTATCACATACTTAAACAATTTAGCAGCAACTTCTCCAAAAGCATTATATAAACTTGCTGGAATTGAGGGTAGTAAAAATACTCATTCAGGCAAGCTTGAGAGTGATTTAACTCTTACCCAAAACATTCAAGAACAGAATGATAAACTCACTGTTAGTTTGAATGGGGGTGCTAAAGAAGATGCGGCTGCAATAAGAAAAGCAAGAGAACAAATTCTTAAACAATATTCATAAAGGAAAATAAATGACTCAACTAACTACAAATACAACTGCATTTATTGATGCACAGATATACAGTAAGTATATTCTTGATAACCTGGAACCATACCTCTTGCCAGAGATTTTCTGGCGTGATGTGTCTGATTTCCAAAATGGTACGACTCTTAACGTAAAAACGGTTGGCGATGTAACTCTTCAAGAAGCTGCTGAAGATGTACCACTGGTATTCAATCCAATTGACACTGGTACTATCACCATGACTATCACTGAATATGTTGGTGATGCTTGGGCAGTGTCAGATGACTTGCGTATTGATGGTAGCCAAATTGACCAACTGATGGGCTTACGTGCTAGAGCTTCTACTCGTGCATTAGCTCAACATCATGAGTCTAAATTCTTAGCTAAAGTAGCTACGATTCAAACCAATGCTAACGTAAACTTGGTTAATGGCGTTCCTCACCGTTGGGTAGCTGGTGGTGCTGGTGCTTCAAACCGTGTAATGACGTTAGAAGATTTGTTAACCATGCAATATGCTTTTGATGAAGCTGATGTACCACAAGAAGGACGTGTAGCTATTGTTCCTCCTGTTGTTGCTGCTTCTTTAAACTCATTAGCTAATTTGGTTAATGTATCAAACAATCCAATGTTTGAAGGTATTGTAACGACTGGTTTCCAACGCAGCCATAAATTTGTTCGTAACATTTTTGGTTGGGATATTTGGACTTCTACTCGTTTACCTCGTAAAACGGCTACTGAAGCATTGAATGCTGCTTCTTATGATTTGGCTAATGATACAGCAGAAATTGGTGACATTGCAAGTGTATTTATGTGTGTTGCTGATGACAATTGCAAACCAGTTATGCACGCATGGCGTAAACAACCAGCAGTAGAAGGCTGGAGAGATCATGAATTGCGTCACGACAAATTCCAAACGGTTAGCCGCTTTGGTTTTGCTGGTCAACGTCTGGACACCGTTGGTGTTATCTGGACTTCTCCAACCGCACGCGCTTAATAATTTATAGGGGAGGTTTCTCCCCTTTTATAAAAGGAAAATAAAATGACTTTAGAAGCTGATGGAATTAGAGGTACAGTAAAGAACTTTGGCGTTCGTGCCACAGATATGAAATATGGTGGTTACACCGATGGTGATAGTTTAATTAAAACCATTGTATGGGACTTTACTTATAATGATTTACCTGATGCAGCAACCAATAAACTTGGTTATGTAATTCCTGCTGGTAGTACGATTATGGCTTGTTACTTGCGTATTATCACAGCATTTACATCTACATCAACAACCACTGACTTGTTGGTAGGTTTGCAACGTGCTGATGGTACGGAAATTGACAATGATGGTTTAGTCGCAGCAGCAGAAGCTACTCAGACAACCATTCAAGTTGTGGGTAGTAGAATTGTAGGTGCTGGTGCTCTCATTGGTAAAATTTCTGATGCTACCTATGATGGTGAACTTGTTGTTGCTGGATCTGACACTGACTTGTTAACAGGTCGTGGACAAGTAATTCTGCAATACATCCCACCTGCTCCATAATCATAATATGAGTCCCTCCGGGGACTCTCTATAAAGGATATAAAATGGCAATTAATTCAAAAACAATGGACTTTTCTGGATTAGATTTAAAAGCGGACAGTGTTACCATTGCTGGTGCTGCTATTTCTACTACAGAACTAGGTTACCTTGATGGTGTTACAGCAGGTACAGTGACAGCCTCGAAAGCTGTTGTAGTAGATGCTAACAAAGATGTTTCAGAACTACGTAATCTAACAGCAACAAATCATATTATTGGTGTTGGTGGTACTATTAATGCTGATAGTACCACGGCTACGGCAACTGCTGGTGCAGCTACTCTGTCTAAGATGGCTGGTGTGGTTACTACTGAATCACTAACTACAGCAGCAGCAGCAGCCTATACCTTAACCTTAACTAATACTACTATTGCTGCTACTGATATGGTATTTGCTTCTGTAGCAAATGGCACAAACAGTGCAGGTATTCCAATAGTAGGTAAGATTACCCCTGGTAGTGGTAGTTGTACTATAGGAATTGAAAACCAACATGGTTCTAACGCATTTAATGGTACATTGAAAATTTCTTTCCTTGTTATAAAGGCTTAATATGGTTGCTCACGCTTCGCTACCTGAAGCTGATCTGCATGAATGTAAGGGAGCCTCAACAGCTACAGTAGGTAAAACTATTATAGCTGGAGGGGCTGGCACTGCTACATTCAAATATGCAAATCCACATGGTAGTATTTATTATTCAGATTTAGCTGCTGGTACTACTATAACTTATCCAAGTGCTTATACAAAGGTAGCTCCCACAACTACGGCAAATGGTACAGCTGTAGAATTTACTGAGGCTACAACGGCTAAACTTACTTATACTGGCACAGACACCCTTGATTGTAGAGTGTTATGCAATATTACTTTAGATCAAAATGTGTTAGCAGATAGGGATGTATATTTCAAAATATACAAAAATGGAAGTGCTGTTACGGGTTCTGAAGTAGGAACCACTGTAGCACAAGCACAAAAACATAATGTCTCTTTACAATTTGACATTCCAAATTTAGCTACCAATGACTATATTGAGGTATATTGTAAGAATACAGGTGCATCTGGTGATGTAAAAATCTATAGCTTTTATTTAACAGCTTTCTGTATGAGGGGATAATAATGGCTAGAATGACTGTAGGAGAACTTGTAGATGATATTCTATCTTCAATGGATAGTGATCCTGTTACATTATATGATGACACTGTTGAAAGTAGACAAGTAGCACAAATACTTCTATCTACATACTATCATTTAATAGATGGAAAGGATTGGCCAAATCTCTATTCAATGTTTACATTAACAGAGACTTCAGCATCTACTCCTTGCCACATGACTATCCCTACAGCAACAATGGACATTAAATGGGTTAAATATAATGTTCGTACTTCTACTGATACTAAAGATAGATATCAAGAGATTAAATTCTTAGAACCACAAGAGTTTATGCTCATATTAGATGCTAGGGATAGTAGTGCTAGTAATGTAGATCAAATTACAGCTAGTAGCATTAAATATAACTTCTTTAATGATAGAGCACCTTCTTATTACACTTCTATAAACGAAACTACAGCTATTTTTGATGCTTATGATAGTGATGTAGAAACTTATTTAAAAACCGCTAAAACACAAGTATATGGAAAAATATATCCCACTGTTACTCTTTCTGACGGTATGTACTTCGATCTTCCTCCAGATGCTTTTAGTTTACTATTAGAAGAAGCTAAGAGTATGGCATGGGCAGAACTTAAACAAACCCAACATATCAAAGCTGAACAGCGTTCTATAACGCAACGTAGACGTATGAGCAAGGAAGCATGGAAAATTCGTAATAGCACTCGCTATCCTGATTATGGTAGAAGGAGTGTTAAATGAAATTTAAACCTGTAAAAGGTAGATTAAAAGACCCAAAAAAGAACACTGAATCTCTTTACCTAACTGGAGCATTCTCTCCAGATAGAAAAGCTAACTTTAATATTAAACTAAATTATAAAATAGAGAAATTAAAATTCGAGGATTTAGATGCCCTTAAAAAAAGGAAAGAGCAAAAAAACAATAAGTAAAAACATTAGCCAACTCTCACATGAGGGTTATCCACAAAAACAAGCAATAGCAATCGCATTTAGCAAAGCTAAACAATCTAAAAAGAAATCAAAATGAAAGAATATACAACTCCAAATGGTAAAACAATAGTAGTTCAGTCTGATGCTTATGGTATCACAGTGTATTTTAAAGAAGGAGGAGAGCTTCCTGCTGAATTACAAGGTAGATGGACTGATGCACAAAAGGCCGAACTAGACATATTACGTTATTTAGCTAAAATGGAACCATTACATCTACAAGTTAAAGACAAGAATGGTATTTTTCAAAAAGTAAAAAATCCTAAAAAATTAGACGTATCTGCAAATGCCAGCTAATAAAATAAATCAACCCGTCAATAACTTTGTTAAAGGACTAATTACTGAAGCAAGTCCTTTAACATTCCCTGAGAATGCCTCATTAGATGAGGTAAATTTTAAACTCAATAGGGATGGCAGTAGAGACAAGAGGTGGGGGCAACAGCATGTATATTTTGAAACTCTACCTTACACCAGATTGGAATTAGAAAGACTTCATGCTAAAGTATATAAATGGGAACAACCAAAGGGAGCTAGGCATTCTGTAATAGGTGTTGTTCAAGTAGGTTATCTTCTTTATTTTGTAGACATCACTGTTCAACCTATACCAACCCCTTATGATGATTTTTTACTTTTTGATACTCCTGTCCCACTTTTAAATGGAGGAGTGGCAGTAGATGCTGGTAATTTGCTATCAGGAGGGAAACCGGTAGAATTTGCTACAATTAATGGCTATTTATTATTATTATGTGAAGAAGTAGAGCAGCCTTTTATAGCTTGGTATGATGATGAGGCAGACCTAGTTTCCTTTGACTATGGAGATATTCTTGTTAGAGATATTTGGGGAGTAGATGATGCTTTGGCACTTGATGCTAGACCATCCGATCTTTCTGAACTACATAGATATAATTTAGTAAATCAAGGTTGGACAAATAATATTATCACAACTTGTGGTACACCTGTACTAGATTGTGTAAAAAGTCATTTTAGTGTATATCCATCTAATAATGATAGTTGGGGGATAGGTCGTACAGCAGATTTAACATCAGCAGATGTTTATAAATTTGATCCAGCTATAGCAGAACGTAATTTAGTAAATAATCAACCTGCTGCAAAAGGTCATCATATTATCCAAATTTATCGAAGGGGAGCTTGGCGTAATGGATTGACTGGAGCTACACTACCTACTGATTTGGAAGAATCATTCTTTACTACAATTGAATCTTATGCAGGTAGAGCATGGTTTTCTGGTATTCGTGGTAAAGTGTTAGAAGGAGATGACAGGAGTCCAAATTTATGTCAAGCAGTGTTATTCAGTCAAGTAATGGAATCACCTAGCGATTTAGTTAAATGCTATCAAGAGGCTGATCCAACTTCATATGAATTTAATGAAGTTGTTGATACAGATGGTGGTATCATTTTAATTAATGGATGTTCTTTTGTTCATAAAATTAAGGCTATTAAATCTAGTTTATGGGTATTTGGTGATAATGGTGTTTGGGAGATACGAGGTAGTGGAGAACAAGGCTTTACTGCAACAGCATTTGAAGTAAGAAAGATAAATAGCATTGGTATATGTGCTAAAGATAGTGTAGTAGATGCGAATGGTGTTATTTTCTATTGGGCATATTCTGGTATATATGCTATACAACCAGATCCCAATCTTAATGGTATTTATAATACTATTAATGTAACACAACCAACAATACAAACCAGATATGATGATTTTGATACCTTTACAAAAATGACAGCTAAAGGTATTTATGATCCCTATAATAATAAAATACGTTGGTTATTTGCTGATTATTCTCCTGCCCCGTCGTTAACTGGAGAAATAGAAGCATCTTACTATGTTGCAGAGTGTAATGCTCAGGCTACATTTGGAGTACATCCCTTGAGTGGAAATTGGCTCCCATCTTTAAAAGGTGATCGTGCTATTCTATTTACCTATAAAGGTAGTGTAACTCCTGATTATGTTCTTACCTATGCTTATGTTTTTGCAGTTCATAATAATATTAGTACAGATGCAGTAAATGTAACTACTAGTAATAGTATGCTTGAGCAAGTTGCTGTTGAGCAAGTGATAGCCGCTAATAGTACAACCGCTCAGGATCTATATGCTCATTGCCCTGTATATGGAAGTACATCTAATTATGTAACAAATATACATTATTTTTATAGTAGTGCCCCCACTACAGCTTTGAAGTTACAAAATCTTACCTATGATGGTAGAACTGATATTATTTCTCACGTAGGATCTCCAATAACAATTAATACTTCTTGTAGAAATATATATCCATTACTTTCTGCTGGAAGGCTTACCTCATCAAAATTTATACTAGCTTTCCATAATACAAGTAATAAAGCAAGTGTGCAAGTAGTTAATAGCGATGGCACTTATGGTGCTATCGTTAGCAGCACTAATAATGTGTTAGATAACAGTGCTATGCAATATTTATCTGTTGCGGCTCTTAGTAGCACAAAAGCTGTTTTTGCTTATAAAGATAATACTTGGGGTGGAGCTACTATAGATTATCTCTCTATTGCTACCAATACCATTACAGTGAGTAGTACTACGTTATTCCCAAATGCCACTCAAATGCCGATAGGTACAACTACATTTGAAAAACAAAGAATATTAAATATAGATTCTGTGTCAAATAAATTTCTGGTAACAGGTTTATTAACTAATGCTACTCTTGGTTATACTAAAGTTTTGTCCTGTTTTATTGTAACTATTAGTGGTACTGTTCTTTCAAGTACAACTATACTAAATATACCAGAAGAAACAGGTACAACAAAAACAGAAGTTATTCCTATACAAACAGGAGAATTTAGGGCTACTATCATTTATAATGATAATGACTCTCCTGGTACTGATCCTGATACTAGCAATAGACTTCGTTATATAGACGTAGATTTTAGTGGTACAACTCCAGTACTATTAGGTAGAGGTTCTTGGGCTGAGCCAGTACAAGCTAGTTGGCTGCCTGAAGCTGTACATGCTCACTTGCCCTTTGATGTTAGTTTTGCAGATCAACAAGGAATTGACCATTCAGTATTGATTACTGCTTATCGTCAAGCCGGTAATTTATTCCCATTTGGGTCAGTTTTATATGCAGGGCGAACTCCATGATAGTCAATAATAAAAAATACCCTTCATTTAAAAACCATGAACTTATTCTTGACTTAAATCTACAAGCTTTCTCTATTTATGATGTCTCTGTAGGTAGAGATGATGCTTCTCCTGGTTTGGTAGATTATATAATTTATCCAGAGTATAGTAGAACTGAATTAGAGGAACCTGTAACAGATTCCGCAGGAATTACGGTAGTAGATGCAAATGGAGTAGTAGTAACAGTTACTCAGGATAGTATTAATATTAATGATTTTGAACCTAGAGAGGAAATAGTAACATTCTTATATTTGTATCAAGAGGTTACTGTTAGTGGGTATACTTTTTGGGGATTTAGTAGATACTTAAACTCTTTTTTCAGAGATTGGGACAATATTATTCTTACTAGTAATCAATTCACCTATGGGTATGCATATCCTGCATATATGATTACTGGACATAATCTTACAGGAGATATGGCACGACAAGGGCAATCTATTTACTTACAAACATTCTGTAAAAGAACTGAAAATTTTTATTTATGGGGTGCTGATGAACTAGATCATCCATCTGCTTGTTGGGTGAGTGGTAGATGGGAATGGAATGATAGCTCTTTTCAAGGCAAATGGTCTGATAGTTTTAATTCTTATAGATTTACTAAACCTTTGCCTACTTATGTAAATTATGGAGACCCTTTCAATTATGGGGATTTAGTAATTAATACAAAGAATAAACTTAGAGGTAGGGGGCATGCCCTTTCTATTTTATTTGAAGCTGAACCAGGGAAAGATTTGAGACTCTTAGGATGGAATGCTTTAATGACTAAGAATGGAGAACCATAATGTACCACTTAATTTATGATGATGCTGATATTGAAATAATAGGTGAGACATACGATAGCATTCCTAATGGTATTGTACTAAATACAGAAGTGAAACAATTTTCATTCTCCATATATAAGAAATTTAAAAAAATATGGGTAGAACTACAAAAAGAATTTAAACATATTGGATATGAATATGTCCTGGCTATCCCTTTAGAAGATGCTGATATTAGATGGGATGAGCATTGGGGTTTTAAGGATACTGGTGAAACTATTGATGGACATAAACTCATGAGGTTTGATCTATGGGAATAGGTGATTTAGCTGGTAGTTTATTTACCAAAAAGAAAAAGAAGAAAATAAGACGCGCTCAAAAAAGAGCCTATGCTGCTATAGCTGCTGAACAACAAAAGCTCTTTCAACTAGAAACACTAAGAGCAGATTTTGGCACAAGACAAGAAAAACTACAACAGCTTCGAGAGGCTAGGATAAGGCGGGAAGCTATCCTATCTAGTGCAGCTAATGCTGGTGCTATGGGAAGTAGTAGTGCTATTGGGGGTGCTGGTAGTGCTGTTTCTTCTGGAATAGGGAATGTGGGTGTACTTAATGTCTTTCAGGGGTATAGTAGGGCTATGGGTGCTTCACAATCTGAAATAGCGAAGCAAGAAGGAGAATTGCAACGTCTTGGAGTTAAGATGGATGCACAAAATGCTAAGGCACAAATGATTGGGGGTATTACTGATGCTGCTATAGGTATTGCTACACTTCCGTGGGGTGGTACTGCTGGTGCTGGAATGGCTTTTGGTAAATCTATTGGTATAGGTGGTAGTTAATGTTTAATCAAGAAGAAGAACAAGTAGTATTACCTAAACGCACCCAAGCTACTCCACCTCTACAAGATGAAGCAGCTAGGATGAAAGCCTATTATGGGGCTTATTTAAAAAAATCCATAGCTTCTAGCCAAAATGTAATTGATATGGCTGATCAGTATAACACTTATAGCCAAATACATACAGATTTAACAACTAAAGGCACTTCTCCTGATTTAGAGGAAATATCCTCGCATATTGAATTACAAGACAGTCAGCAACAAAAAGAAGCTCTACTAGGTGTAGTGTCTGATCCTGCTCAATTTGTAGAAACTAAACTACAAGCAGTAGAACAATCCAAACAGTATAAATTTAATCTAGCTAAAGCTTACAGTCAAAAGGTAGCGGCTGAAGATAAATCTGTAACGAATAAAGATTTTCAAGCACAAGAAAAGAATATAACCAATTATTTCCAAAGAAATAAGAATGCTATAGAAGATTTACAGAAAACTATTTATACATTTGCTGGAAGCAAGAATATAACTGGAGCTAATTTTGTAGCTTCAATGGGGCGTAGTTTTATACCTGGATATACAGGTTTAGTATATGCAAATGGATTTAATGCTTTGCTAGGTAAGGAAAGTATTTCTGAAAATGCTACAAATTTTGTACTCACTGGTTCAGCAATGCGAGATATGGGTAAAACCTGGGCAAACTGGAGTGTAGAACAAAAACAAGAAGGACTTAATAGATTTATTGCTTGGGCTGAAAAATCTAATATTACTGATCCAGAAGCAATAGAAATGCTGAAAACTATTGTTGAAAATCCAGATCAACCTGGGTGGGTTACAGCATTGGGGAATGCTGGTGGGATTCTTGATGCTACTATGCTTGGAATAGGCATTAAGGCTCCAGTAAAAACTGTTAAAGGGATTATTGATTGGTTTACTACTTATAACAAAGCAGGTGATGTAAAAGCATATAACACTGTAAAGGGGTGGGTTACAGGCAAAGGGGTTGTTAAGGCCGATGTTGCTATTAAAGGCGCACAAGAGGTAGCAAATCAATCTGCTGCTATACAAGCTATGTCTCGTCAGGAAGTACATCCAAACACTCCTTTAGGAAAAGAAATAACTAACAATCCTGATAAAGCTACTGAAACAGCAATGACAGCTGTATTAGACGATACAGGTACAATAGCAAAATCTGTAACAGGGGAAGCAGAGGGCAGGGGGCAAATACTCCAAACTACTGCTCTACCTAAAACTGTGTCCTTAGATGAATCAATTGCTACCACTGCCCCTGACATTGCTGAAAAAATAAATATAGCAGCTAGGGCTTTAAATGATGAAAACATTATCAACCCTGCTTTATACAATGATGCTCTCCAAAAAACTGAAGTAGCCAAAGTATTACACACAATTAAACAAATAAACTACCCTAGTTTACATCTAAATAAAACCTTAGTTGATGCTAAATTTGGTGATACTACTTATATAAAAGCTGTATATGGAGAAAGCCCCTCACATGGTTGGCTCAATGAAGCTGACGCTGTTTCTGCTCTTGCTAAACTACAAAGAGATGTTCCAGATGTAGCTAAACATTTCAAAATAGAATATTCAAATAGGAATCAAGAATATTTTATCATTAGGGATATGGAAAAGAAATTTGATCCTAATGTAATTATTGGGGATACAAGTGCTACTTTTCAAATACCATTCACTAAAAAAGAAATTAATATTGATGCTCTTGCTAGAACTAAATATATTAATTGGGTGTTACCTTCTTCTAGTCGAATAGCTAATGGACTCCACAGTAGTGCTATGGCTACCGAGATGGGTGTTGCTAAACGAGTAGCAGACTTAAATAAATATTTACATGATTTTATATTAAATAAGTCTGATGTGTTTCCTGATTTAAACAAGGAATTACGCATTATACAAGAAAGGGAAATACCCACATGGAAAAATGTCGATGAATTATTGCATGATAAACATCACCTCTCCAAAAAACAAAAAGATGATTTAGTAGAAGCATATTATGCTACCAAAGCACTAGGGGATAATTTTTACGAAGTTGCTAATAGGCGACATCGTGCTGACAAAGTAGCAAAAGGTAGCAAGGCTATATATAAAGAAGATGGTACTCACGTTTATGGTAATGTAGTAAAAGCTGATGAGTCTGTACCTAATATGGTGTGGGACTTTGATAGTGACTTACCTGTAATTCTTGCTAAGGATGAAAAAGGGAATTTAGTTCTTAATGGTAAAACACTTGTAAAACTTGAATCACCCATTAAGGACACTGAAAAAACTACTGGTGCATTTGCAGCAGCAGAAAAAGCCAAAGTAAAACATAACATTGTTTCTTCACAAGTAGCAGATAATAGATATGAATATGCCCTTGTTGGGGGTAAGACTAAGATAGGAGAACTTCCTACTTACACCCTAAATAAAACAGATCCATATATTCCGTGGTATCACATGGCGGATTTCTTTATTCAACGTACACCAAAACAAATAAGATATAACGGCGGTATTATTAGCTATCCTAAAAACATAAAGGATATGCCAGAAGAACTTAAAAAAGCTTCTGAGAGAATAGCTGGTGCTAGAACTGAGGAAGAAGCATGGCAACTCATTAAACAATTAAAAGAAGATGATCCTAATGGCGTATATGCTGTTATGAAGCGTAGGGAAGATATTGTCGATGATATTATTGATTCCCATGAAGAAGCCAATCGCATTGCATCTTGGGAAAAACATAGAGGTGAAAGACTACAAGGGTTTGATCCATTAGATGATCCTATCAGAAGTTTAGCTCAAATGGGTAAATCTCTAATTAAGCTGGATGCCTGGGAAGATGTAGATAGATTTTTCAAGAAAAGAATGCAACAGGAATATGGGGATTTATTACCCCAAGGGCAAATACCAAAAAGTCCTGCTGATTGGAAGATATTAGATGATCACGCTAAACCTGAGAACCTTCCTCGCATCGCTGCTGCTAAGAGAGAAATAGAGTGGTATAACGGTATCTTTAGAAGTATGGTTGAGAGTGATAGAGCAGTTTCTTCTGTTCTACATTCAATGGCCGATGTAATGAATAAATATGGTACAGCAGATAGTAAAATATTAAGAACTACTGAAGCAGCTACAAGAGATGCTGCTAAACAAGGTAATGTATTTATTCGTATACCAAATGCCGCCGCTACACATCTATTGTTATATAGTAACATTCTCAAGCAATGGGTGGTACAACCACAGAACTTGTGGACACTACATGCTATGGATATAGGCTTTGCTAAGTATGGGGCTACTAACATCCTGCCTTTCTTGTTTGCTACATTAGGTAAATCTAAATATTTAGAAAAACATGCAGATGAATTTAAAAATATAGCAAGACATATTGGTGGCACTTTAAGTGGTATTAAAGGGAAGGAATGGGATGATATGTATGATGGGTTTGCTAAGTCAGGTATGCTGCAAGCCGTTGACTTAAACCAAATGGTGTTAGGTCTTAAACACCATGACAATTATACATTAGATCCTAAAGTACATGAGCAAATAGCTAGAGGACTATCACAGACAATATCTACTCCTGGTAATCTTATGAAGATGGTGGGATATACTCCTGCTGAACTTTCTAACTTGGTGGGTGGATGGCTGTATTCTTACAATCAATATAAGAAGCTCAATCCTGGTGTAGATATGACAAATCCCCACGTCATTGAGCAAGTGAAGGCTAAAGCTTTGGCTCTCACTGGTAGTATGGCTGGTAATGCTGATGTGATGTCTTATCAAAAAGGTATGTGGGGGTTGTTGTTTAAATTTATGCCTATCCAATCTAAACAATTGGCATTAATGACCACTTCTAAATATACAACTAAAGAAGAAAAGCTTCGTATAGCTGTAGGGCAAACTGTACTATGGGGTGCTCCCGGCACTGTAGGTGGTGTATATTTAATGGACGCTATTAAAAATAATGCTTCAGATGAAGATAAAGCAATAATTACAAAATATGAAGGTGGATTGGTTGATGTTGTATTAAATACTATTCTTGATACCACTTTAAAACATGCCTTCGGCATTGAGGATGAAAAAGAAACTTCAGTAGCATGGAGCAAGACAATGGCTCCATTTAATAATGGTGTTGGTGTTCCTGCAATTGAGGTGTTCTGGAACCTGTATAAAACCCTTACAGATGGTGAGAATGCAGGTAGTATGCGTATTGCTGCTTGGGGTGCTGGTAGTACACTATTAGCATTTAAAGATGCTTTCCTTAATAGGGTGCAAGTTCAGAATAGTTATGAAACTCCTGATAAAGTACAAGCTCTAGTCGAAGAACTCCCTACTCTGATTAAAGGATGGGATAATTTAGCTAAGGGTTATATGATGATGCAAACAGGTAAGCTTGTGTCTAAACATGGTAATCCAAGACAGCTTGTTGCTTCTCATGGTGATGCTTTCGGTAGAATGTTTGGTGTATACACTAGAGAAGAACTGGAAGCATTTAGAAATATAGATGTAGAAAAAGGAAAAAGAGCAGCACAGAAAGCCTTGGAAAATGAGATATTCAATTTTGTAATGAAGAATAGACAAGATATTCTTGGTATGAATAAACAATATCGTGCTTTAGAATATGATAAGCTTCTTCATATCTTTGGGCATGATGATCCTGAAGGTGCTGCAAAAGTAAAAGGGAATTTAGAGAAAAGATTTTTCTTTGCTAATAAAGATTTAGAAGCTGCTTTAATACCACAACTGCAAGTAGGAATTAGAAACAGCATTCAACAAGTAGAGAATGCTAGAGAAGAAACTACTGAAGGTAGCAGCTTGTCTGAACTGATAGATGTATTAAAAGGTATATACAAATAAGGAAAATATAATGCCATTGTTAGATGCAACAATCCGTCAAAGTCCAGTAGATCCTAGATTTGCTCTCACTGTAGCAGTAGATGAGTCTGGTAGAACAGAAGCTATGTCAGACATCCCTGATATACAACACCAAGCATATAAGTATGGGGTGATTGGTAGGTCAGTGGAAGCTGCTGGTAAACTAGCTGCTGATGTACATGAAGGCTACCAACTAGGTAAACATGGGGCAGGTGTAAGTAAAATTTTAGATCCTATACAAGAAGATTTACTAAAAATATCTCAACTTGAGGAAGATGTTAATGGTTTACAACGCCAAAGAAGAATGGCTGCTTCAAGAGAGGAAATTTCTAGGATAGAACCAGAGCTTGTAAATAAACTAGATGAACTTAGAAAAGCACAAGAACAAGGTTCTATTAGTTCTAAAGATGCCTTGTTACGAGTTAAAGCATTGACTAGAAATGCAGTGAATAATAATCCAGGGTATGCGAGTCGCATTGTAAATTACACTGGTGATCTTTTATGGGCTTCTGGTATAAGAGAAGTTAAAGATCCTTATATTGATATAGACAAAGCAAATAGAGCCGCTGCAAAAGAAAAAAGAGAGCATATAGCAGCTCAAGCAAAGCTATATGGAGTTGCTTATGATCCTGATGATTTACACACAGAAGAAGGGCAGCGGGGCATTATAGAGGCTTACACCAAGAGAGCCGAAGCAAAGCAAATGTCTACTGATGTACTTAACCAAGACAAATTACAGAAGGCTGTAGACTTATCTACCGCCCCCAAACGAGCTAAACATGCAAGTGACCTAAAAGAGGGACATCAGTTGAATATTGATGAAGGACTTAACACATTATATGATGCACTAGATGCTGCTAAAACAGAAACAGACAAAAAGGCAATTCTCCTTCAATATAATTCAGTATTTGAGAACCACAAAGAAACTATAAGACGTGATTTTATTGATAAAGGTTTTCCTATTAAAGAAGTAAAAGAACATATAAAAGATTTAGAAGATTATCATACCAACCAGGAAAAAATTATAAATGAACGTAAGGCTGGTAAACTAAGTAACAAAGGGGAAGCTGCTGCTAAAAATCTACAAAAAGTTATACAGAATGCTAAAGATAACTACGGACTTTCTAAGGAAACTGAAAAATGGGCAAAGGGTCTTACCCCACAAACGTTAGCTGCCTTAGCTAAAGAAAATCCATATCAAGCAAAACAAGCTGAAAATTATATTAAAATATCGAGGGGCTTGATTGATCCTAATGTTCGTAGATTTTTAATTGAAAAGATGCCTGAATTTGATGACGAAACAGCAATGGTGCATTATGTTACAACACTTATAAATAGTGGGGATATTACCAATATTGTTGATGTTTTATCCAATACTACCAAAGTATATAAAGGTGATTTTGCTTTATTGAAAAAAGACCATAAAGTGTTAATGCGTGATGGGGTTATAGCACCTATGGCAAACATTTCAAAAGAAGCCAGTGCTGCTATTCCACCTACTGTGAAAGAAGATGTTTCTAAAATGCTAGTAGATCAAACTGATGATGTTATGGAATACATTCTAAATCAGAAAGAATTTGCAAATATACAAGCATCTCTAACCCCTAATGGTGATTTTAATGTTGTTGCTACAGAATTACGTTCTGGTGCTAGAAATGAAAGAATGACTAATGATCTTAGAAAGGATTTAGTAGTTAGAATTAATGAAGTGATTAGGGCACATGCAGCTATTCAAGGCATATCCCGTTCTGATGCAGCTATTGAAGTACTAGGGAGACATGCTTCAGAGCTTGGAATATCCTTGCCACAAAAAGAACAAACAACAACACCAAAGGAACAAGACATGCTAACAAAAGAGTTTATTAAGTCTAAAGAGGGATTCCGTAGTAAAGCCTATCAAGATGAAGGGGGTAAATGGACTATAGGCTATGGCTTCACTTCTATAGATGGTGTGCCTGTTAAAGAAGGAGACACTATTACAGAGGAAGAAGCAGAGTTTCAGATGGACAAGATATTAGAAAACCATCAGTCTTTTAAATCTAAAATAACAATACCCCTCACTCCATACCAAATAGATGCTCTTTCCAGTTTCGAATTTAATCTAGGTGGAAATGTTTGGAACCAACCTAGGGGTAAGCAAATGATTGAGGCTATTAATAGAAGAGATTTTAACACTGCTGCTGAGCTATGGCGTACATACACCAAAGTTAAAAACCGTAAAACAGGTCAGTATGAGGATAGCCAGGGGTTGATTAATAGAAGGAACGAAGAGACAGTCTTGTTTACTAAACCTGTACAAGTAGCATCAGGAGACTAATTAAATGGATTTACAATTTATACTAAATGGGGTTTTTGGTGTTGTGGCTTTTTTTTCAGGATGGGTAATTAAATTAACATTAGAAGCTCTGCGAGATTTACAGCAGGCTGACAAGGAACTATCTGAAAAAGTGGCGCATATAGAAATATTAGTCACTGGAGACTATCTCAAGAAAACGGAACTTGAAAAATTCACGGATGCTTTATTAATAAAACTTGATAAGATTGAAGCTAAGATAGACAAAAAGGCCGACATTTCTTCTGTAAAATGTTTAAACCACATGGTAAAATGTGATTATGCAGAATAAATGACCCTCTAGGATGCGCTATAATCAATTATTATTGGGGTGGGGGTACTAGAGTATGAAAAAGGACGCAAAGTAGTTTGTACCCCCATTAAAACCCGTTTAAATTGATTTAACCAATATATAGCCTCCTATTCCGTTAAAATTATAATGCTGACAAGTATCACTGCCATTATTCCTAGTAAAATAAAAATGTCTTCATATAAATTCATAGTCCGATCACCTCACTAGCAATAATTTCAGTAGTGTATCTATCCACTCCATCCTTGTCTTGCCATTTCCTAGTTTCAAGCCTTCCTTCCACTGCCAATTTCTTGCCCTTGTCACAATATTTGTGTACAAATTCTGCTTGACTTCCAAAGCACACTACTTTATGCCATTCAGTTTTATCTCGATAGTCTGTAGCTAAATTGAAATGTGCTACATATTTATCATTTCCTAGTTCTCTATAAATTGGGGATTCACCTACATTACCAACTAATATCACTTTATTCATGATTTTCCTTTACTAAAAGAGAGATGAGTTTATTATTATACCACTGACATTTCTGTGCATCAACCAGCACACTTCCTTTAAGACCCATCCTCCAATTGTATTTAGCTATCTGTCCTCTTAAAAAACCTATAAACTCTTGCTTGGTAAGTTGTGCTTCAATAGCATCTATACATTCTATTCCACCCTGTGTATAGTGAGCAGGAGTATTCACTTCATCAGTCATTCTATTATGTCCTTATTATCTGGATAATGTAAATTATATGTTTCTTCCATTTGTTTAACCATTTCTGCTAAATAATAAAATTCATCAAAATTAAACCTTAATATATTACTATATTGGGATAGTACAATAAATGCACCACCTGCTTCATCTTCTATCTCAACAGAAGTAACACTATCTCCAAAAATAGGATTGTCTTTTTGT